TGTCGCTTGGTATCGCGCAGGCGCCCATAACTCCCGTAGCGCAGGACAATCTTTTAGTCGGGGGAACAATCTCACAATCGGTCGCGGGATTCTCAACATCGAAGAAGTTCATCTCACACGAGGTGTCTACTATGGGGGGAGCGCGCTTGTGGACTTGATATTTCAATGCCCCGAAATATTGATTCTACTTAAGCCCCCCATCGTGGAAAAATGATGACGAAGAAACAAATAAATTAAGATTGGTCGCATAAAAATATATGAAAATAATAAAAAACAGCAAAGAGTTAGCAAAACTCGTAGATAAGAACAAAGATTTATTCTTGAGAGATGAAGATGTCCGTATAGAGTATCAATTCACTCGTGAGGAATTACGAGATGTGTATTGTAATGATTTATATTTAGAGAATGATACTACGAGGTTTGACTTCAATGGTGGAAACTTCAATGGTTGGAACTTCAATGGTTGGAACTTCACTGGTTGGAACTTCAATGGTTGGAACTTCACTGGTAGGAACTTCACTGGTTGGAACTTCAATGGTAAAAAAGTTTCATATTACGCTTTCTTCAACTGCTACGAAAGTATAAAATGTGAAAGCATAGAGGGAAGACGAACTCCACATTCAGAACCAGTCTGCTTAGACGGTAAGCTTGAGATAATAAATCCGACCAGTGAAAAGAAAACAGAACTTCTTAAGAAAGCAGATGAACTTATTGCAAAGGCAAATGAATTAAAGGACGAAGCTAATAAAATCTAACTATGTCCCAAGATACTACACAAAAGAAAATAGAAAAGGTTTGGAATGAAGGAGAAAAACTATATGAAGAGTTTTGTTCTCTATTTCCAAATGTTGCAGTTTGCACACCTCGTACGAATACACTTGAAGTCTTTGTAGAGCTAAAACGAAGAGGACTAAATAACTTACTACTCAAAGAATTTATGAATGAGTTTCTATCAAATCTTCCCGACGGTGAAATATGGATAAAAATAAAATAACCACCCCTAATATGCAAAGAGAAATAAAATTTAGAGCTTGGGATAAAAAAGACAAGGTAATGCGTGAAGTTTATGGTATTCAATTTCCAAAAGTTAGTAATCACGGTAATAGGAATAATACCATAATTGAAATGCACTGTTCGGACTATGAGAACCAAAAGGCAATTATTTTTTCTGATTTTACAGACGAAATATCAAGAGTTTGGTTAATGCAATTCACAGGACTCAAAGATAAAAATGGAGTTGAGATTTACGAGGGGGATATTGTGTTGACAGAAATAAAAACATTTCCATTCAAAGTGCAATATGTATTTGGCTACTATGAGATTTCAGCAAACGCCGTTTGTAGATACTCTCTTGGAGATTTTGAAATGAAAACAATTGAAGTAATCGGCAACATCTACAAAAACCCAGAATTATTATCTAACTAATATGCAAAACAAAAAACAAACAATAATATGTCAATGAAATATAAAGATTTAGAAAGGTATTATTTATGTGGGATAGGTAGCCACAACGAGATAAGAGATTTTAAAATCGGGATATATGATAAAAATAGAGAGAGTTTTTCATTTACAAACGGCTCTTACTCTGCAATGGAAATCTATAAAGAACCAAAGGGAAGTGATGCTACATATATTGTGTCTGCGACACCATTACAAGAAATAGACGATGCAGAATTACTTTATAAATATATAAACAATGTTTAATCACCCCCATTATAACTAAGTCAGAAAACAAAAAGGTATGACAACTATAAATTTTCAGGAGATAAAACAAAAAAAGACATTACAAGGATTGTGTAGAGTATGTAACAGAAAGAGAACACGAACAATCACAGAAGAGCAAACAGTAAACCCATTCAATAAAAATGAAGATGGAACGATAAAATCTTATTTTGAAGTTGGTCAATCTGTAAGAGAGACCTTAGAAAAAAGAATAAAGAGATTTCAGGATGAGGGTTTTGTTTGTAGGAAGTGTAAGGAATTCTTAGGATATTAAAATTAACTAAGTCAAATAAAAAATAAGATATGGAAAAAATGACAGTGCCAATATGTGATTTTTGTGGAAAGCCTCATTTTGGTAGAGAAAATGTAAAAGATAGATGCGTATGTGATACAAGCGGTAATTACCATATGGGAGAAATTGATGCAGAGGAAACACTAACCCCTATGACACAAACACCACAAGAAGAAAGAAAAGAGATCAGACAAGAGATATTAGATAAAGACCTCCTTGCATCCAAAGAAATATAGTGCTACACTTATCACAATCTAATTAGGGGCAATTTCCACGATTTCGTGGGTTGCCCTATTTTTTATGAAGATATCATACAATGTATTTTTTATATCAAATGCGCAAACCGATCTCTTCTCTTGTATTTATAGATGCCCAAAATATATAGGAGGGATTGATAAGATTCCTATACCAAAGCCTGGAACACGCGTACTTATGACTGCGAAAGTTGGTTATGTGGATATGAGTGATTGTATTGGAGACGCCTGTATAGCTATACAGATTAACAAGGACACAATCCCGAAAGGAAACAAAAAAAAAGCATGGAAATTATTTTTAAAGAAAGCGGTAGAAAAAATAAAAAAACATTATGCAACAAAATAAAGAAATAGTTATACCAAAACCACAACCGTCGCTTCCACAAAAGATAAATGATTCTCAATCATCAGTTTCTCGTGATCGTCTGAAAAATCTAAACGAGTTTTCCAAAGAAGAGATTATTGGAATTATTAATCTGAACATAAACGATCTAATCAACAGCATAATCAAAGCAGAAAATATATTACGCGCTGCTCGTACTATGTACAGCAATAATAGTAAAGAAAAAGATTTGGTAGCTATAACCGAATCAAGTGGAATGATTGACGAGATGAGAGAACGCATTGCTGAACAGAGACAATTACGAAGCGAGATAGAACAAGGAAAATATGTAATTTAATTTATGGAAGAAAATCTTTGTTCTGGAAAAAAAGTCTATACAAAAAAAGAAGCGCAAACAGTTTTAAATTTTCTTCAAGGTAGGGGGAACGGAAAAAATCTAAGAATATATCAATGCCCCTATTGCGACTTCTGGCATTTAACACACAAACAAAAATATGGGAGCTCCGAAAGGCAACAAATACGCGTTAGGCAATAAAGGTGGAAGACCACGATCATTTAAGACATCAGAACTACCGAAGTTAGGTAGTGATATGGTTGATTGGTTTGAAACAAAGTTTGATTCTCTTAAAAATGAATTTCTTAAGAAAAAGAAGAATGTTAAAAACGCTTTCACTCCTATAGTAGATCTTCCTTTCTTCAGTGATTTTGCAAAGGAGGTTGCTCATGTAACGGAAGATACGCTAATAAACTACTCAAAAGAAAATAAAGAGTTTTTTGGATCGTATCAGATATGTAAAGACATCCAAAAAAAATATGTGATATTTGCCGGTATGAATGATTTGAGCAATCCGACATTTTCAATATTCACTGCAAAGAATATTACCAATATGCGAGATAAGCAGGAAGTTGAACATTCTGGTTCTATCTCGCTTGAAAAACTTTTTACTCACTCAGATGGAGATAACCAATAACGATATAAATATCTACAAGCGTTTTCAAAAATCTCCTCTGTTCTTTATCGAGAAGATATGGAAGCTTGTTCCGCAACCAATAAAAGAGGAATACAAAAACGAAGTACAGCAGTATGTTACTGATAAGAACTTTGAGAAGATACATAGATTTCATTTTGAAACATTCAAAAAAAATAACCATATAACTTGGCAACAATGGATATTCTTCTTGCAGATTGAAAATGCATTAGCGGGGATAGGAAAAAAAAGGATAAGTGTATCGTCAGGGCACGGAACCGGAAAGACAAGTGCATTAGCGATGCTTATCCTCTGGTTTCTATTTTGCTTCAAGGATGCGCAGATTCCGTGTACCGCGCCGACATCAGAACAAATGCACGATATTTTGTGGAAAGAAATTTCTATCTGGCTTGATAAAATGCCAAAGAAAATAAAAGAGTTGTATGAATGGCAAACAGGATATTTGAGAATAAAGGAACGACCAGACACTTGGTTCGCGCGCGCGAAGACAGCGCGAAAGGAAGCGCCTGAAGCATTAGCTGGTGTGCACGGACGGTTTGTTATGTTTGTGATAGACGAAGCAAGCGGTGTACCGAATGAAATCTTTAATATCGCGGAAGGAGCACTCACCGGAGAGAATGTATTGGTTATCATGATCTCCAATATGACGCGCCGTGAGGGATACTTCTTTGATTCGCACCATTCGGATAAAGGAGCGTGGCAGACATTAGTATTTGATAGCGAAGAAAGTCCTATTGTCGAGCAGAGATTTGTTGAGCGTATTATTGCGAAACACGGAAAAGACAGTGATGAGTTTCGTATTCGCGTTAAGGGTCTTCCACCGAAAGAAGGGGTTATTGATGATAGCGGTTATGTTCAATTATTCAGTGAGAAGGACTTAAGGTTTGGAGAGTCAAGAGAATTCGTCGGTCCTATTCGTATTGGTATTGATCCAGCGGGCGAGGGAAAAAATAAAACAAAATGGGTAGCGCGCGATTCGTTTCACGCCCGTGTTATAGCAGAAGAAAAACAATCAACCGGAAAATCTATTGCACAAAAGACACTCACGATTTTAGAATCATTAGAGATTGAGAAGGACGGAAATAATATTTATGTTGATGCGTTTGGCGAGGGCGTGTACGCGATACAGGAACTTGCGGGTGCAGGTATTGCCGTGAGGGCGATAAACACAGGAGATAAGCCAAACGACAGTGAAAGATTTCTAAATATAAGGTCAGAAACGGCATTCCTCTTAAAGCAGTGGATTCGCTCAGAGGGTGAGATAGTACCGACAGAAGATACAAAACGACAGATGCTCTCAATTAAATTTCGCAGGGAACTTTCAGGAAAAATAAAATTGAAGAGTAAACGGGAAATGATTAAAGACGGAGAAGAAAGCCCTGATGAATTTGACGCGTTGTGTTTGACTTTCGTTGACGGTATTGATATGGTGAGTGAGAAATCAAATGATTATCAACCACCTCACGAGACGGCTACGGAATATGAGGGAGCGTTTGAAAATGTTCACAAAAGGTTTATATCAGAAGAGGAACTTGCAAAAATGTAGTTAACTGCTATACTAATAAAAATATTAAGGGGCATTGGTTCTTTTGAACCGTTGCCCCATTTTCTTTATGAAAACAGAATCAGGACTCATTGTCCCAAACAAAACAATAGACGAACAGATAAGTGAATTATGGAAACAGTGTGAGCCGTATCTGATAAGCGAACATCGTGCGTACATTGACGAGATACATAGAGAATATGAAAAAGAAGTAGAGGAAGTTCGTGTCCGCTATATTAAACTTGAGATGGAATATATTAGTAATGTCAAAAAAGAATATGAGAGCCAACAAAGGAAGGATAATTCTTAAACGCCTAACTCAGAGAGATTTAGCGAACAATGCGTCAAGTATCATCTTGCCGAATGAAGAGGAATCAAGTGTTGGAGAGGTTGTTGAGGTTGGTGAAGGGTGTCAGATTCAGAGGGGAATAAAAATCATTTTTGATGTGTATAAGGCAGATAAGATTACCATTGAAAAGAAGGATTTCTATTTCGTCAGGGAAGAAGACATACTTGGTTTTTTATGAGTAATGGGACTGGGGAGTCCGCATGATAGACAAAACAAAGATTTTATTACAAGTATCGCAACAACTTGAGACATGGCTTGATTATCGTAAGCCAAGGTTTGACCAGATTAAAAAGGTTGAGGATATGTATTTTGGAAAGACGCTTCCAGCATTGAAGGGTCGTTTTAATATACCAGTTCCAATTTTGGAAGGATATGTTGAAACATTAGAGTCAAAGATAGACGACCAAATCAGTATCCAATTTAAGAAGTCCCGCGAGTCAACATTAAAAATAGCAAAAAAACTTAATGCGGCGTGGGAACACGATTCTTCTCCTGATAATGGAGCGTACAACGAAGCCGACTTAGACGCTAAAAAACTTGCTATATTTTCTGGGTTTGGTTTTCTTGAGCTTATACCTACATCAAAACCAAGCTATAAACAGGAATTACGCGCGATAGATTATTGGGATGTTATCGCGGAACCATACGGCGGACGGGATCTTGAAAAACATTTGTTTAAGGGACGGATGAATGTACCATACACCAAACAGCAATTACTTGATGGTGTTAAAGATGGAAGATTTATATCTGAAGAGGTAAAGAATCTAATCAATAATGTGTCGGAGTCGGAAATGAATGATGTGCAAGATGAATTTCAAGGCAAACTCAATCGCTATATCGCTATGGGACTTAACCCAGAGCAATATAATTATATTGGTGATGGGGTGTACAATCTTGTATCAATGGTTTCGCGTTTTGATGGAGATGATTACTATGTTCTCTTCTCGTATGATAAGCAGAAATTGATACAATATGAAAAACTTTCAAAAATTTTTACAACCGGTTTATCTCCGTGGACCGCGTGGCATACACGGCGCAACCCAGTAAGTTTTCTTTCGCGCACAGACACAGATAGTATCTATCCGGTAGCAGAAGCAATGCGTACACTTATCAATCAAAACTTTGACAACATTAATAAGCGCAACTGGGATATGGTGCTGTACAATGCAAAGAAGATTATGAATCCACGACAACTCGCATGGCGTCCTAACGGATTGATTGAAGTGAAACTGCAAGGAAACGAAAGTATGGATAACGCGTACAGAAAAATGGAGACACCTGATACCTCAAGTATCACTGTCAATCTTGTTCAATATCTTAATTCATTCTTGGGAGAAAAGACTGGGGTCACACCTGGCGCGATGGGAAATGCGGAAGAGGATAAAGTTGGTATATATTATGGCAATGTACAACAAGCGGCTGATCGGTACGGAATGTTGAATAAATTCTACCGACAAGCCCATGTGGAGATCGCGAAGAGATGGAAAGGCAATCTCTACGACCACATGCCGTCTCGCGGGTATATGGTTAAAATGCTCGGGTTGCGCGGGTATCAAGATGAAGAATTAACACGAGAAGAAGTAAAAGAGAATCTCGGTATAGAAATTGTAAGCGCGAATGTAGAAGCACAACAAGATACTATTACACAGAAAAAACAAGAGAATGCGATTGATCGTATACTAAAGACACCAGAGCTAAAAGCACAAGTCGGTCAAAAATGGTTATTGCGTAATGTACTTAAGATTGGGGAGTTTAGTGAGGAAGAAATTAGAGATGCAATGAGTGGAGAAGAAGGGGGAGATAACGAACTTATATCTGAAGCAGCGCGCGCAGTTGAATTGATACGCGAAGGTGAGGAGCCAAAATTAAATCGTGGGGCAAACACCGCGTTTATACGATGGATTATTAACTACGCAATGGACGAGTCAGACAATCTTGATGACGCAACATTTAATCGTATCTACAAGTATGCGGTCGATCACCTTTCAATCGCGCAACAGAACGCACAACTATTAACAATAACCCAACCAACAAATGAACAAATCGCTCAACAACAAGGGTCAACTACTGGACCGATTGGACAGCTTGATAGCAGTGTTCCGCAACCCGCAATACCCAGAGGACCTGGAACAAATCAAGGGGTGGCGTGAGAAGGTATCAAACCTTCTACTCGCCGACAGTATCAAAGATCACGAAGGCATTAAAATGATACGAGAATACTTTGTTGATCTGATAAGATCTCTTGATGCACGATTACTATCTGAACGATCTGATGTATTGCCGAATGAAAAACGAGATGCTATATTTGAAGTACGAGATATTGTGTACTGGTTTCTATCTTTGTTTGGAAACATTGACGAGCAAATTAGTGAGATAGAAAAAAGTGTTAAAGAAGAAGAAGACAACTTGCATTCTGTTTACAAGTAATATATACTACAAGAAATAAATTAGGGGCAATTAAGGAGTAATCCTTGTTGCCCCTTTTTCGTTAAAAATTAAAATTAAAAACTATGCCAAAAAAAGAAGAAAAAAAAGTTTCTGAATCAGTTGACGAAGAGGACACTTCATACAATCAAGAGGAGGCAAAGGTAAACGATAAGATTACCAAAGCAAAAGGTCTTGATGACGATGATGAAAACCGTGTCAAGATGGCAAATCCCGCTGGACGATTCTTAGTCGTTGAGCTAAAGGGTGATAATCGCTACATCATCATCAACAAGTTTAAACAGAGAATTAGTCCTGTTATTTCACTCACCGAAGCGAACAAATTATGCACATCGTTTAACATGAAAGATCCTGAACAACGACGCGCGAATAATCCGGGACAGAAACCGAAAGAGGGTGAATGGGTTGAATAGTAATTTACAACCACATATATGGAACTGGGGTAGGGCACACACATGCCCTTAGGTACTCGTTTTTGCCTATTGAGAACTCCCCAGTTCCCTCAAGAAGCAAGAATGGGTTCCCAAGGGCGGCGTTATGCCGTCCCTATTTGTTTTTGGAGGTTTTTCTCAAAAACCCTTTGAAGCTACGGTAGCTCACTTTATTAGTAAAATACCGAGAACATGGACAAAGACACGCAAGAGGTAATGGACGAGCTTCGCAATGAAGGATTTTCCTTCAACGGAGATAGTCCGGAACCCAGCCCCTCTCCAGAAGAACCTGAAAAGGTAATTCCAAAAGAGGAAGAGCTCAAGGTTGACGAACCTGAAGCCCCGGAGATCCCGGAAGAAAAAAAGGAACCTGAAAAGGAACCAAGTAAGACTTTAGACGATGAAGTCAAAATAGAGCGAAAGCCAAGAGATCAGAAACAAGTTCCCGCGTGGAAACTCGCGATTGCCAATAAAAAAGGCGAACAAGAGAAAGTAAACAAGGAAGAACTAAAATCTGAACTTAGAGCTGAATTGCTCAAGGAACTACGGGGAACATTACCAAATAAAGAACCCGAAGCTTCAACCGACAAAGTAAAAGCTATCGCCGAAAAGCACGGCGTATCAGAAGAGCTTGTACGAGATCTCGCTGATCTCTTTCCAAAAAGAGATGATACAGAGATTTCAGAGAAGATAAAAAATGTAGAGGAGGCGGAACATCTTCTTAAACAGGAGACAGAAGACCGACATTTTCTCAATTCGTTTGAGGATGAAATACTCCCTAAACTTAAAGAAAAAAATCCTGACATCACAAGAGCTGAGATAAAAGCTGTGCAGGAAAAGATGAAGGAATATTATTTTTCATCTAAGTACATTTCGCTTGGTATTGATGAAATATTCAATCTCAAGAATGGAGAACTTTTACCGCTTGTTGGAGAACCGAAACGGAAAACTATTGAAAGCGGAAAAACTGGGGGTTCACGCGGAAAGGAAACGATAGACTACGAAAATATTTCCGATGAACAGTACGCAAATATGTCTTTTGAGGAACAAGAGAAGGTAAATGCCTATCTTGAAAAGAAGCAACGGGCTTAATAACCCATCATGACACAAACTTTAACTGCGGCATCTCCGACATATTGGAGTAAAAACGCGGGTCGTAAGTTCTATAAGACGACTATCTTCCGTTCGATCACTGATTTCTCGGAAGAATCGGCTTTGAAAAATAACGGACTTACTGCCGATCGCCCGTATCGATCCGATATTGTCGCTGAGAATTACACCAAAGGTACCGCACTCTCAGCTCAAGATTTGAGCTACACCACTGACCCGCTCACACTGGATCAACAGTATTCGTTGCTTATGTATGTCGACGACATTGATAAGCTCCAGAACAAATACAATACGGTCCGCTTATGGGCAGAGGAAGCTGGACAGAGAATCGGTGTGCGTTTTGACGCGCGCGTTCTCTATGAAGCAATTAACGCAAACACTACAGTTGATGCTTCAAACCTTGGAGGAACATCGGGAGAGGGTATCTCTCTTACCCCTTCAAATGTAGCCGAAATCTTTGGAGAGATAAGCGAAGGACTTGACGCATATGATGTACCTGAAGAAGAACGATATATTACTCTTTCTCCTCTTTTCTTCAATAAACTCTGGCAGTTTATCGGAGGAAAAGAATCAATGCTTGGTGATAAGACTGGAGAGACCGGTAATGTCGGCAAGTACGGAGGATTGAAAATCTATAAATCAAATAACCTCACTGGAGAGGCTCGCTGGACTCCTGCCGATAATCCAGCAGACGAGGCGACCATTACGATTGAAGGAATTACTTTCACCTTCCAGTCGGTAATCGGAACTGCAGCGGGGAACATTTTACAGACAACTTCATTAGCGGTGACGCTTGATAATCTTGTCGCGCTTATTAACGCGGGAGGTGTTGGAGATGGAGTAAATTATGTTTCGTTATCTACTGCTAACCAGCGCGCAGTGCAAAACTGGGTCGCTGTTGATGGTGGAACCTATGTGATTATTCGCGTAAAAGGAACTTCCAAACTCACCGTCGCAAGCTCAGAAGCAGCTGACACTTGGGACGAGAAGTACCGCTATGAGAATATTCTCGCTGGACGCAAAATGGCAATCTCTGCTGCGATTCAAACTGATCCGATGGTTGATGTGCAGATGGCAAGCACAGTATCCGCTGGAAAGCGTGGTACCAATGTTATGCCGCTCTTGGTTGGAGGTGTGAAAACCTTTAATCAGGGAAAGAACGAATTGGTGCGTTCGAAAGTACGCGCTGACTCCTAATTACCAGTAACGGGGGAGAAATAAAATTCTCCCCCAAACTCATATCACAAAGCTATGAATAAAAAGATTTTGATTGGATTGCTGGTAGTTGCCGCGTTCATTGTTAACGATCTATTCGTTATCGGTGTTTTGCGGGATCAACCAATCGTTGGAGGACTGGTACATAATGTTCAGGAGATTTTCTCCGCTGGCATTAAAGCAGGTTCTTCAGCGGTTGAAGTTATCAACTCATCGGGACAGTGGGTATATGGCATTTTGACAAGCGAAAGCGCTACCTTCTCTGGAAGTAGCACCTTCTCTGGAGCGGTTAGTGCTTCTGGTGCCGTTACATTTTCTGGCGTTCCGAAAGTTGAGGCTACTGCGTCTTCTACAATGCAAATTGGAGATAGCGGTGCTGGAGTTGGTGCTGGTTGTATCTTGTTGGGTGATTCTGGAGGAGCAACATCTACTCCCGTGTACATCACCGCAACCGGAGAGACCATTACCGCGACAACGACTAAACCAGACATTTGCGCTACAGCACAATAGTAGTGCATTCACTTTGCCTCTTGGTGGGGGCAAAGATGAGCGCATTAAAGCTCTAAAATCATATGAAAAAAACATTCCTTATATCCATTTCAGTAATCATCGTCGGTATCATATTCGTCGTGTTTGGTGCCAAAACAGAAAATCTCGGTTCGTCAGTGCCTACACTATCACCAATTACGACTGGTGTATGGGCGGTACACAACACATCAACTAATCAAGTATGGTCAGTTCAAGAGGTGACTGGGAATCTCAATAACCAATCAACCAATTCAAGCGCGAATGTGAGTTCAACTGCTGTACGACTTCTCGCGCCAAACACAGGACGCGTTGATGGGTTTGTATGTAATAACGGAACAGTGAGTGGTTGGATATCTCGCGGAACGACAGTTACCACAACCGCAGGACAATCTAATTATTTCTCAACATCTACAGGGATACTTGTTCCATCAGAAACCTGCTTTGATTTAACACGCTAACACATATACAAGATATGAATGAAGATAAGAACGCAGAATTTTATAGAGAGCAAACTTGGGACTTATTGTTTGAGCGACTCAAAGGAATTGAGACCAAACAATTTGAACAAGGGAAAAAGATAGATTCTATTTTTGCCAAAGTAAATTGGATGTATGGTTGGGCGGCTGGCGCTGGTGTTATATTTGCTTTCATATTTGAGTTTATTAAAACAAAAGTTTTCAAACTATGACTGGAGGAGAATTAAGAACATTTGTCCAGACGGGACTATTAGACGGAGGAACCATTAACGATATATTTTTCTATCAGTTGCTTAATGTTGCCAAAGAAAAAATAGAGAACGAGAGAGAATGGCGCATTCTTGAAACAGAGGATTCATCAAAGTCATTTTCTCCTGGTGATACATTTGAGACAACGAAAGCTCTGCCAAGTGATTTCGCAAGCGATATAAAACTTTTTTTGGTTGATGCATCAAATAATCGGGTTAACTATTCCCCGATTCCTTACAGTGAGCGACATTCATATAAAGGCGTTGCGGGTAGATACGCGATCGATTATGTAAATAATGTTTTCATCATAACGGGAAGTGTCTCAAGAGCGTATACAGCATACTTGATATACAAAAAGTTTAGCGACGATATAGCAAGTAGTTCTTCGTGGGTGTTTCCTGCCCGATTTCATCCCATACTTGGTTTCTTGGTAGCTGAAATGTATAAAGCCGGTGTTGATTGGGATTCCGTGAATGTGCAACAAGCGCTTCAAAATAGAAAGGATGCCAGTATGTTATACGAATCAATGCTTGATTGGGATACACGCATACGAACGCAAGAAATGGGTAATGTGTATGAGACGCAGGGTTCGTATAATTCTGACGGTTTGCCGACGGCAGAAGTAAACGGAGTAGATTTGGGGCAAATGTAAAAATATGTACTCAGTAAAAACATTCACAAAAGGTTTCATAAATGAGATAGAACCGCAAAGCGTTGCGGATGGTGTTTGCACGGATGGTCTTAACTGGATGTTTCAGGGAGATAAAGTAGAACTTCGTCGTGGGTATCGTGTGTTAGGTACCGATGTCGGATCTGGTATTGTCACCGGATTGCGTACAGCGAAAAAATCGGATGGAACTGAGGTTTTGTTTAGAACGCGCGCGAGAAAGATTGAGTATTACGACGAAATAACGGAGGATTTTATAGAAATAGGGACCGACTCGCTTCCTGCAGGAGCTGATGGCGAAATGATTTCAATAGAATCCTACCAATCGCTCGCGGGAGCATCGGTATATCTATCAAGCCCCAACAGTTCTATATATAAAATAATGACCGCGAACCCTGGCAGTTTGATTGATATGTCCTCAGATAGTTTTCGTGGGCGTATTCGCATACTCCACAATCGTATATTTTTGTGGGACCGGTACGGCTCAAACAAACAACGAGATAAAACAGGTTTATATGGCTCAAAAATAGACAAGGATGATTACGCTGACTACACCGCATTATCTGAGGTTATAGAGACGCCAGATGATACTACCGTCTTATTTACTGGAACACTTGCGTTCAAAGCGGGCGGATCTAAACGAAGCTGTTTTGGTGTAGTGATTGTCGCGCGCACTGCTGACGGACTTGAGACATTTATAGACGACTTCAACGGAGTTCTAACAAGCACCGCAGGCGGGACGGGTACTATAAATTATGCCACGGGAGATTATTCTATAACATTTCACGCCGCTCCAATTATAGATACCGCAACATTTACCGTTGACGCTGGAACAAACATCATAACATCATCATCACACGGACTCGTAAATGGAGATATTGTTAAATTTACAACTACAACAACGCTCCCCGCTGGATTATCAGCGAATACTCCATACTATGTGATAGAAAAAACAGACAATACTTTCAAAGTATCAACAACCTCTGGCGGTACTGAAGTTGATATTACTGACACTGGAACTGGAACACATACTTGGGCGCGAACGATGGTTGCGGCTTACCAATATGAAGACCCAACAAGCGATGGAATAGTTGACTTTACCGCTCCGTCATCTCCTCGTGTGTCCGGGGAAAGTTTTATCGTACGACAAGATGATGGAGGTGGTTCTTTTATAGGGATTGGCGAATATGACGGGTCGTACTACTGTATTCACGAAGTAAAGGCGTGGAAATTAACTATATCAGCAGATGACGCAACAGCATCAAATCTTCCTTACAGAAAATTTGTTGGCGCTCCTTATTGGCGAGCGATAGCAGAGGCGGGGGATGGAATTTACTATATAGACACCTCAAACGAAACATCTGATGGTGTGCGAGTACGGAGACTTGAGCTTGAACGGCTTTCTACCAGCGTAGTGCCAAAATCAATATCAGATTTAATTGACTTATCGTTGTATCGTTTTGATACTGCTGTTCTATTTGAATTTTCTGATTATATTATTGTTTCGTGTAGACAAGCTACATCAGAAAAAAATGATACGGTATTTATGTATGATAAGGAACTTAAATTATGGAATCCGCCACATCGTTTATGTACTTCGTGTTTTGATGTCTACGGAGGAGCATTACACGCGGGAGATTCATTAACGGGAAATGTTATGGAATTATATAGCGGAATAGATGATGACAACGCGGATATAGATAACTTCATTACATTCAACAAAACAAATTTCGGTCTTGAAGGACTCAAAAAAGCTAACCAGTTAATTGTTGCTGGTGAAATACAAGAAGGTCAGACGCTTCAAGTGTATGCAAGTTATGATGGCGGTGAATTTGTTCTTATAGGAACAATATCTGGGACTGGGCAATATGTTGATGTTGGAGCTGGCGTGGAAATAGGATCATCTATCATTGGAAAAAAGATAATAGGGTCAGGAGATATCCTGACAGCAAATCCTTATCGTTTTGACACACGAATCAGTTCCGACAAATTTGAATACATCCAACTACAATTTAAGGCAACGGGTATCGGATATGTATCCGTTACCGAATACGGGTTGGATGATATACGAAGAAAATCATTAAAACGTCCACAAAAATATATAAACGCATAAACACTATGTCATACATTTTATCAAAAATTGGGGTCGGATTTCTCGCGGTATTGATGTCGCTTGGTATCGCGCAGGCGCCCATAACTCCCGTAGCGCAGGACAATCTTTTAGTCGGGGGAACAATCTCACAATCGGTCGCGGGATTCTCAACATCATTGGTATCAAGTATCAGTACATCCGATACGTCAATGGAATTGGTATCGGTTACGACCGATGACGGGACGACACTTACCGACGGCGTGACGTATGGATTTGTTATTGACGTCAATACCGCTTCTGAAGAGTTCGTTATCGGAACCGCGTCATCCACGAACATTATCAATATGACGCGTGGTATCAGCGTCACAACGGGACGAACAAGTATCACCGCGCTTAAAAAAAACCACCGCCGCGGCGCTTCGGTTAAAATTACCGACCACCCTGTTTTGATTCAACTTGCCCGTATCGCGAATGGACAAGACGGTTTTCCTAATACGCTTTACTATGACGCGAATGGAGATTATTCATCCGCTTCTTCTTCGGTTATTACCGACAAAAACTATCAGGATACAAGTTTCGTTTCAAAGACAAGCACGTCATCGCAAAGTATCGCGAGCAATTTAACCGCTTCGGGGACATTGGACGTAGTTGGACAGACAACCTTTACGCTCAATCCGCAAACGTCAGCTACTCCTTCAAGCGGAGATGATCTGACCAATAAGACGTACGTGGACGCGCAGGTGGTCGCGGGAGGGGTACCGGCAAGCACATCCACACGGGGAACCGCATATCTTTCGGTTGATCCGGCCAGTTCAACAGCACCGATAGTGATAGGACAGAATGATCCGATTCTTGCAGGAGCCAGTACTACACCATCTCTATCAAATCCTCTTACCGATAAAGCGTATGTTGATTATAAAGATACGGTCCTTAATAATTATATTGATACTGTATCATCAACACTAGAGACAGTATCGACGACTGTAGCAACACTAGATTCATCTCAGCTAAAGAGGACTTTTGGAGCGAGTGGGACGATTGTAGCCGGAAATGCTGTTGTTATTGTCCCGACAAGTACTGTGGCAACTACAACTCAGCAGAATACAAGCGGTATGCTCGCAACCACAACAGACTCAATGTGGGTAGCCCAGGAGTTCACGACTTCTATAGCGGGAAACTATATAAGCTCGGTTCAAGTACCAGATTACAAAAAGACTACAGGAGGATCAGGATACATAAGAATGAAAATACGATCATCACTAACGGGGTCAGACTTATACTCAGTTAACGGTAGCGTTGTTGGAGACGCAGACAACCTATCGGTTACCTTTAGTGGTATAAATTTATCAATATCTCCAGATACAAACTATTATCTTATATTCTCAACTGTAAACAACGCCGGGACAAGTGGTGTCCATGGAACATCTACTAATGTCTTGTCTGGATCAACGTATGTGAGTACCGATAGCGGTTCCTCATGGGGATCAGCACAAACATTTGACTTAAGGTTGATAGTCTCAGAAGGCCAATATGGTATTGTCAAATCAAACGCTACAAACGCCGATTATCTTGCTAACAACTTCGTTGGGTTCGCAGTCAATAGTGCAACCGCATTCGTAAGTTCAACTCCGGTGGTAGTGAGTGGTATCTATAATGGCCTAAGTAATCTACTGATAGGATATACATATTACCTATCGGATACCGCGGGGGCAGTATCTACTTCAACAGGTTCGCAGGGTAGAAAAATTGGTACTGCAATATCTCCGACTGAGATATTGATTAAGTATGATAATCCTTAATTTTTAACCAAGAAATAAAACCATGATAGCAACACAACAGGATTATCAGTTTGATCCGAAAAAGGAAAGTGTCGATCAGTACAATGCCCGTGTAGCAAAGAGCTATACGCCCGCTTCTGATACTCAAACACGGCAACCGAGAGATACCGAGCAACCGAGCGCGCTTAGTGAATTGAGTTCGCTTCGCAAACAAGTAGAAACAGATACACAGGCATTATCGCAATCTCGCCAATCAGAACGCGAAGCGGCCGCCAACACTCTTAACTCCCAACTTTTATTGATAGACCAAAGTGTTGCGGATAAGATACGAGGCATAGATACACAAGAAAAAAAAGACCTATCGCGTGTTGGTGCTCTGAATGTCCGTTCCGGTCTTATGGGTTCATCGTTCGGAGCGTCTAATAATCAACAAGTAGAAATAGCTACAGAGAAAGAACGGCAGGCGGCGCGTGATTACGGAACAGCGAAGAAAGGAGCGCTCTATGACGCAAATGTTGTTGCTCTCAACGAAATAGAAAATCGTTTTCAACAAAGACAACAGTCGTTGCGTCAGGAGAAGCTCGGTCTTGTTGAAAAGCAAATATCACTTACCGAAGCTGATAAAAAGAAAGCGGAGGAAAACCTAAAAACAATCGCGCAATCAGGAACGATTGGCTTTGAAGAATTTAAGGGTTCGGGGCTGCGAGACGAATTGATAGAACAAACGGGACAAGACCCTCTGATAATTGATTCAATGTTCAGACAAAACAGCAGAGACGCGGTGAAATATACCGTTGAAAAGTTCCTACCTGGAAAAGACGGGAGTACTACATACTATCGCGCGGGCATAGACGCGAGCGGAAAACCCGTTGAAGAAAACTACGAACTATCAATTCCTTACGCACAAGTGAGCGACACAAATTACAAATTCACGATGACATCGGACGGAACCGCGTTGTTCGTTCCCGACAAGATTGACCCAACGCAACCACTTGATAAACAAATCAAGGTGTATGGAGCGCAGGGACAGTTCAGCAAGTCGTCAGGAGATACAATATCAAGCGACCCATATGTAGTCGGAAAAGAGAAAGGATTTTCAAAAGACGATGTAGACAATTCAATCAAAGAACACGGATATGAGGCGACGATGAATTACTTTAGATTATTGTATAGTAGTCCAGAATAAAAAGATGCCTACACTTTCAGAATTAGTCAAAGAAGACGCTAAAAAAACCTTATCAGATAGAGTAAGAGAATTTTCTATATCTAAAAATATAAGTAAAATAAGTCCGCTCGGGTCTGGATATGGTACCTCTAAAATAAGTAATGATCCTTACACAGGAAAGCCGACTCTTACATACCAAGAAACGATCCCTAAAACATTTTTATCACCAGAGAAAACTATAAACTTTGAGGATACAACCCGTGTAGCTCCAATTTTTGACTTCACGAAAGCGCAACCGATAACACGAGATATATTGCGAAATGGACGACTTCCTGAAAGCGCAAGTAGTGCTATACGCGCTCAATTAGGAGCGGGATATGATGAACAACTTGACCATCAAATTGCTCTCACCTTATCAGGTTCCAATGTTCCCGAAAATCTGAAGGTTATCTCAACATCTGAAAACCAAAGTGCTGGAACGAAGGAAACGCAGTTAGCAAACGATGTTATTGCAGGAAAGATAAGTTTGCTTGACGCGCAAAAACAAATAGCAAAAGAAAAAGGATTTTCCCTTCCCGAAGAACCAAAAAAAACAGGTGGACTATTAGGGGGACTTGTTGATAAGGTAAAAAATTGGCTACTCAATACTCCCGATATACTCGTGCCATTCGCTCAAACTCAAAAAGATATAACTGATAACTTTAAGAAATCATTCACCGATGTTGTTGAGATTGAGGGTATACGACCAACATTTCCTGACAAAATACTTGAGGCAGGTTGGAATACCATACAAGACAGTGTGCAAAATTTTGTTCAGTCAGCAGTAAACTTACAACAATCTCGGACACCATCTGAAACATCGGGGAACGCTCTCAAACTAACCGTTGATACTGTCAATGCGGTAATAACACCAATCGCTTCAGCGTTTAATATGGTTTTGGAACTCCCTGGACTTTCTCCTGCACGAGATATTATGAATAAAGGATTTGAAGCAGTATCTAATCTCGCACAAGATACTGCAAAAAATGTTATCAATGTGATTCCTAATAGCGTTATAGATATACAAGCAAAGAAGAACCTATCCGAGGGAATAGGGACTGTTATGAATACCATTGCTCAATTCGGTATATTTGAATTTATCGGAGGAAAAATAAAAGATTTGAAAACGGTAGAAAAGATTGATATGACTAAACCAGAAATAGACAATGTAATATCAGAGAGTACAAAAACACAAGAATTAAAGCCACTTTTTGATAAACCAGATCCTACTCCGATTGATGTTCGGGACATTCCAAAAGATATGACTATTGGACAACTGCGAGAAGCTGCGCAAGCGCGTGGTTGGAATATACCAGAGAAGACCGCGCAGGTATCAACGGATTTTCTTAGAGAGGTCTTCACTGAAACAGCTAAAGAAATAGCGCAGAATAAAACTATTACACCAGAATCCTCAAAAAGAATCATCAACACAGCTAAACAAAAGGTATCCGATACCATAAAGACCGAGCTCACTGGTAAAAATATTGAACCAATAGAACAGACACAGACTACAAAGACATCGGGTATTGCAAAAGTTATTGAGGCAAAAGCGATTGAGGATAAAATAGTTTCATCAATTCAAGATAAAGCGCAATACGATCCAGGAACATTTAAGAAGTGGGCGGAAAATGCGGTTGATTTAGTTAATAGAGATGTAGAAAATGCGCGTTCCATTGTTCGCGGTGAGAAGATTCTTCCAGACAATATAAAAGAACCATTTCTTATAGAAGCGATGCAAGAATATGCGCGCAAGACGAAAAATCCAGATATTATATACGAGTTAGCGAATTCTCCGCTCGCCAGTTCTATATCAGAATCAGCACAAACACTCGGCGGAGCAAGGATAATTGAGCGTGATTCCGCCTATAAGCGACTTGCGGAGGTAAAAAAGTTTAGGGAGGAGCAATTATCTCGTAGAACAAAAGAGACAACATCAACAGTGCAGAAAAAACTTTCCGAATCAATAAAAATTAAAGGTGAGAACATATCGGTAGAAAAATTAAATAAGTTTATAGATGAAATAATTTGTTAATATGCCAAATATTTGTATTCCTCGTGAAGTAGCAGAAAAATTCAAAGACGCGCTCGCAAAAGGACGCCTTAATCAAAGAGGCGGTATTAAGTTTTCAGACATCCTTGAGGCACCAGATACACAGTCTCGCATAAGAATGCTTGAACCGATTGTTGGTAGCGGAGCGGAAATAGCGGTTAATCTCATAGAACAGAAGCTCATTCTGAAAAACAAAGTAGTAGGACTAAAAAATGCAATCGCAAAACTTACAAACGAAGGTAGGTATAACCCGGAAAAGATTGTTGAATTAAAAAAGAAACTTGAGGAATATCAGGAATTACAAAGAGAACGAATATTAAGCCCAAAAGAAGAGCAGACATTCCTTGGCTCACTTGCCGATAAGATTTTAGGGACAGAGATAACAAAACAGGAAGCACAAACATTATTTGAGCTTGAAACTAAAGCGCAAGAACTTAGACAGGGAATAGAGAACACACCACGCGGATCAAGCGAGAGAGTAAAATACGGATCCGCGAAAGTTGTATATGAAAAATACATAGAGCAACTTAAAACGGGGAATCAGAGAAATATCCTGCGGATGTTAAAAGATTGGGGAAAAGAGGTTAAAATACAATTTTCAGAAAATGCACCAAAAACGGTTATGCGAGTGCTGACCGATGTTATTGGTGAGATTGGAGATCTATCAACTTCCTTTGTTGCGACACTTGATAATAGTTTCTTGGGACGACAGGGAGCAATAACACTTATTGAAAAACCATCAATTTGGTGGAATATGTCTAAAAAATCATTTCAAGATTTTTCAAGTAAGCTTAAAGGAGGGCAACCGCTTGATGTTTTAATGGCTGATATTTATTCTCGTGATAACTTTCTCAATGGGCGATACGAAGAGGCGAAGTTGTTTCCGAAAACAGAAGAGCAGTTTCCAACATCATTACCGGAGCGTATACCATTTTTAGGTCGTGCTTTTGGTGCTTCGGAGGTCGCTTTCAAGGGGAGCGCAATCAGGGCGCGTGCTGATTTATTTGATTTGTTTATTAACACAGCAGAAAAAAATGGAGTTGAAATAACTCCTGAGATAATTAAAGATTTTGGGACACAAGTTAATTCCATAACCGCACGAGGTAAGATGGGGCAGATTGGAGGAAGTAAAATAGTAAATCTCACATTATGGGCACCTAAAATGCTTAAGGCAGATTGGGATATACTTACTGCTCACACATTCGGTGTAGGACTTGAAAATCCGATTGCACGGAAACAAGCTGCGCTTCGTATCGCTAAAGTTGCGCTTACTACCGCGGGAACGGTTGCGATCATCAACGCAATAAATCCCGGTAGCGTTGAAACAGATCCGAGAAGTTCTGAATTTATGAAGGTACGCGTTGGTAATACCACTATTAACATACCATTTATCCGTGGAATGGGTCAGATTGTTGTACTTATCTCTCGTATTATTACTCAGCAAAGTAAGAATAGTATGACTGGTGTTATTACAGAACTAAACTCAGGTGAATATGGGTCAAAAACACTTCTTGATGTAGGGTTAGATTTTTTAATCAACAAGACAAAACCTCTCGTACACGCTGGTATAGATGTAGCTCGGGGAAAGGATATATCAGGTGATAAACCAACGCTTGGAAGCGTTCTGTCCGGACTCATTCCTATAAGTATTCAAAACTTTCTTGATGTTGGTGGTACTGATACACTTGAGGCAGTTATTGGGAACTTTCTCGATCTTATCGGTGTCGGTTCAAACACTTATATACCAGGTACAAACTGGGAAAGTAGCGGATCACAGGAGATGGAACAATTTAAGCAACAGGTTGGTGATGAAGAATTTACGAAAGCAAACAATGAATTCAATAGGAGATTCAGTGAATGGATACAATCAACGAAAAATAAAAACGACTATACTATATTGTCTGACGAGAATAAACAAAAGTTGATAACTAAGAAAAAGAGCGAGATTAAAAACTCGCTATTCAAAGAATACGACTTTAGACCAGAAAGAATCAAAAAAGCAGAACTACCAGAGTTATAGGTTGATAAAAGCAGACTCTGGTTTTATTCCGTGATTGATTAGGCACTGCCTGTATTGATTATTTACATCAATCATCTGTTGCTTAATCTCTTTATTCCGTGTGTATTCTTTAACCATCTCAGACAGTGTTTTCTTAGCGCTTGATGTAGATGTGTCCGTATCAAAAAATGGATTATTCTGTATGTTGTTATCTACAACTATCTCGTATGCAATGTTGATACAAGAACTTCGTACTATTGCTGGGCGAATAAATACGAAGTATAATGACGCGAGAACAGCGATAATAAATAAAACAAGTGTTGATATTACAACAACGCGCGGTGTCTTTTTATATAATTTTATTATTTTCATATAATTATGTTATCACATTAGCAAAACGATGTCAATGCGTTGTGCGACACCTATGTACTTGACAACATAATGGTATCAATCGTAGAATTAGAATAGTCGAAAAAATTAAATACTATTACTATGAAAAAAGTAATCTTGTTTCTCTTATTGATAGGATTTTTAGCTCCTATCTCTGTGTTTGCGCAAGAATCGTATATTCAAGGCGCGGTTAATCCGAAAATGCACGGATTTTGTGCATACTTCTATGATGGTGAATGTGATCCGTCAAATGTAAGTATAGAACAACGAGATGCCGTTTTCGCTTTCCAGATGTCAGGAATTCCAATCAATCATCAATTGGTAAATGCGAAAATGAAAATCCGTATCATAAAAGAGCAACTCAAAAAGTTAATAGAACTCAAAGCTAAAGCGGAATTGTACGAGTATGGAATTACAGAATAAAAAGGAACAGCAGAATCATTATACTCTGTACGATGTTCTTATTGAATATAAACCTATTATATGGACTATTGTTATTGTCTTTATATTGGTTCTGTTCTTCTTTATGTTTTTTAGAGTTGAATAGGTACTGAGTAGTTGCTTTCGCGTTTCATCTGTGATAAGGTGATAAAAAATAAATGGGGCAAGGGGATTATTTCCTTTTGCCCCATTTTCTTTATATGCAAATATCACCACAACAAAAATTCGTCATATCACACCAACTCGCCAGTGCTTTTGACGAGG